CTCAGCGCCCTCAGCGGTCACTGCAGGAGCACCCTGCATTGCGCCCTCTACCAGATATACCAGTGTGGATCCGGAGATGTTCTCAGCGCCGAACAGGTCACGGACTACCAGCGGGACACGAGCTGCTTCGACTACGGTCTTGTCGAATGTGGTCGCGAAGTCCACGGCGCCTGCGGGGCTGGTCTGTGTGTCTGTCGCCGCCTTGAATGCGGGAACGTTGAGATCGAACTTCTTGCCGATCTGCTGGTTCTTAATAGCTTCTACAAAATTCTCGCCAAGTGTTCTGGGCATGGCTTTTTCCTCCACTTCTTTGTCGGCCTTCTCGACCTTCGGTGTCTCGAGGCCCTTCATGAGCGCCTCAGCTTCATCTGCTGCGTCGATCTGTGCCTGCACGTTCTTCACTGCCGTGATCGCGTTCTGGAGATCGTCCGCTGATTTCTCGCCGGCTTCTACAGCTGTCTTGACGTTGGCCAGTTCAGCCTTAGCCGCTTCGAGTCTTTCCAAAAGAGTCATTTCTGACCTCCTTTCGTCAGTATGTTGTCTGCTTCTTTCAGAAGATCCGCCAGCCTTGTCTGCTCCTTATCGTTGACCGTATCCGGTTCCTCCGACTTGGCTTCCGAGTCTCTCGGCTCTTCTTCTATATCGTCACTCTCGTCAGTCAGCAGCTGATTGGCGAGAGAGATGATCTGCTTAATGATGTCTTCGTCCGACTTGCGGTTCCGCCTGCCGGCTTTAACTGAGACGACTGACGTATCCGAGTTCGCCGGGTACATCACAAGACTTACCTCGTGGATCTTCAGCTTCCGGAGTTCGTTCGCCTTGCGTCCGTCCTCCAGCGTGATCTCACCGGCTTCGAGCACGTCATAGGCAAAGCTGAATTTGCAAAGGCGTCCGTCCAGTGTGAGCTCGCGCGCTCTCTGTCCCTCCGGCGTGTCGTCGAAAGTACCCTCGAAATACAGTCCGTGGTCGTCCTCTTTCAGCTCGAACACTGTTCCGATGTACGCTCTCAGGTCGTCCGCTTTGTGGTTAAACAAAAAAGGAAGGACACGTCCCTCCTCTTTGATCTGTGCGATATGTTCTGCAAATGCGCCCTTCGCCACGATGTCCCCGTAGCTGTCCGGCTCTCGGGTCCATGTGGATGCGTAACCGCTTATAGTGCCGTGATCGGCTTTTACTTCAAATGTTTTTGTCTTGATCATGTCTTAGTCCCTCACTTCCACCACTAAAATGCAGTGGCAGTTTGCAACCTCTTCTACATCGAGGTTATCAATGTCTCCCGGCCACATCGCGCCGTTGCTGAATGGCTCGTCGTATTGGACTGTCTCGCCGTTCATGGCTGCATGTGATGCCCTGGGATTTCCGGATGTAGTTTCCCACGTCTTGAAGACGTTCTGCCCGCGTGCCCCGTTCTGTCTGCAGGCCTCCATGGAAGACCAGCCGATCAGGGCTCCGGCGAATGCGAGCCCGGCACTGTCTGCCCGATTATCCTCAGCATTCTCGAACACGCCCTCAGGCGTCGCCTTGAGCGCTTCGTTGTCCTCATCGTCCGCGTCAAGCGCTTCAAGCAGCTCCTCGTAGGTCGTCTGGTTGATCATCTCCGCGCGGCGCTTGCACATGGACCGAATGAACGCTTCCGTCCGCCCCGGATCATAATCGCCGTTGTCGAACAGCTTTCGGACCGTTTCCTTCGCGACAGATGCGCTAAGCCCGTAGGCTTCCTCGAACAGATCCTCCGCGAGCTCTTTGTTCCAGCGCTCCTCATTCCACCACTTCTCCGACTTAGCCCTCAGCTTCGGCAGCACGCTCTCGGCCTGCCGCTTAAAGAAGGACTTGTACACCTTCGAGATCCGGTCTGCTTCCTCGTCCGTGGGCTTTCCCCGGGACTTGCGCGCCTCTGATTTTTTCAAGATCTTCTGCGGCGCTGAATTGTATCTCTCCTCTGTCGGATCCGTGTCTCTCGGTGATGCAAGCCCGCCTGTCAGCACGTTCAGTGGAGTGATCAGGTCGTCTCCGCCCTCGATCGCCGGAAGATCCAGCCGTGCTCTCGCCTCATTCCTTGACAAGAAGGGCGCTCCGACCGCGCTGGACAGTGTCGCGATCTTCTCTTCATAAGTTCCCTCGGTCTTGATCGTGATGTCATATGCGATATAGTGGTTTTTTGGCTCGCCGACTCTCTTGAGCAGGACCATATTGAGACGATCGGTCGCCTGCATCAACGTCGGCGCGAGGCAGTCGTTATAAAGTGCTCTCGCATTGTCCTTCGCGCTCGCGTAGGTCTGCCCGCTGCCGGGCCAAATCATAGCCGGGTTTACATGATAGACCGCTGCGCAGTCCTCTCTGGACAGTTTCACAGCTTCCGCCCACTGTGCGTCCCTCGAGTTAAATTGGACGGTCTTGATCTCCATTCCGTCCTCGAGGATCGGCATTCCGCCACCCTCGCCCGCTTCGCTTCCCGCCCAGGATGCTTTCCACGTCTCTTTGAAACGATTAAAAGCTGTCTCCGACCACGGTGCGACGTCCTTCGGCCTTGTCAAATAGGCGTTGAATCGTCCGCCTCTGTGCCACATCTGGCGACGGAATTTGTTCGACTCGATCTGCTCGTGCAAAGTCTCCGTGAGTGCGCTGATTCGGCTATACTGCCTCATCGGGTCTGTGGGATCATAACCGTGGAACAGGATGAATTTATCAGCCGGAACCTCGATCGCTCCGCTTCCGTTCTGAGCACATATCACGATCGCCTCCGGAGCAAACGGAGAGGATCCCTTGAAGCTCTGGATCCAGTTCGCCGGAATTGGCCTCAGCTCCCATCCGCTCGGCGTGTATTTGCTCGGAACGATCAGTGTCAGAAATCTCTCGTACAGAAGCAAATCTGAATACATCCGCCGCTTGAATTCAAATGCGGTCATGTCCTCATTCGGATTCTGTAACAGGAGCGCCGCCGGGCTGTCTAGGATCCTGCGCCTGTCTGTGTCACTCACCCGGTCGTAAACCTTAATCGGCACCTGCGCCGCATTGTCTGCCAGAAAGCTGATGACCGCGCGGAGATTCGGCTGTGTCCTGTAGAGCTCCGCCGCGTCCATATTGGCGACGCTGACGCCATAGTCGCCGCCGTATACGTAAGTATATTTCGGCCGGAATAAATTCCTGAGGCCGTCTAAAATCGCCATATCTGTGTCCTCCTTATACGACGAGCACGCCTCTCTCCTCATAGATGCTGTCGTATACCTTCTGCTTGGTCGTCTCCACACGAGTCGCCGCGCCGAATGCCATCGTCACCGCCACCAGAGGCGAGATGTCCTCCATGCTCTTGTTCCGGTCCCAAGCCCATGCCCCATCACCCATCGGCCTTGTCACTGCGATGTTCGCGGCGAGGTCGAGCGCTGGCTGCGTAATGTGGTAGACAGGGACCGCGTCCGTCTCGGCGTCCTCAGCGCATGCGGATACGGCGTCATACAGCCGCCCGCACCAGCCGGCGACGTCTCTCCCGCAGCACTCGACGATCTCCACACCGTCGATCGCCGCGATAGTGTCCATCATGGACGCGATCGGCGCTCCCTTACTCTGCAGCGCGATCTTTATTCCTGACGGATAATTAGGCGCCGCCGTCTGCAGCCACTTCACGATCCAGCCTGATCCGGCTCTGTACTCTGCAAGCTCTACATGCCAGGCCCCGTCTGAGCGTTTGCCGCAGACCGCGATGCTCGTGTGGAGACGGTCCGCCGCGATGTCAACGCCGAACCACAGCGGAGAATCATCCGCGATGGTGCTCTTCTCATCCTTGCCTGCATCCCAGGAGCCGATCGGAAACGGCGGCGCGACAGTTGACGTCACCCACTGACAGAGACACTCTGTCTTGAACTCGTCCGGCGGATCCGTCGCGCAGGCACTCGCGAGAGAGCGCTCTGTCATGAAGCCATAGCCGAGGGACGGGTTCGCATGTGCCCAGCCGTCCCGGTCCGTGATTGGTACATCCGGAGGCGCGCTCCACTCGAAGATCGCGAGAGTGTCGTCGTCAAAGTCGTCCAGCTCCTCATACTCGATCTCAGTATTGCCTGCTGCCTTATTGATCCCGTCAGGATCGCCGAGGCGCTTGTGGGCTTTCATCCGGAGGCTTCTCAGCACCACGCTGGTGCCGTCTCCTGCATTGGACATGCACCACACGATCGCGTTCGGTCTCGCCATCGTCGTCTTAGTGACGGCTGACCATGCGGAGAAGTCCTGGTGCTCGCGGAGCTCGTCGAGCAGCACGAGGTCCCCGGACTTACCGCGCGCGCCTTTTCTGTTCGCCGCGGTTATCCGGTAGCGCCTCCGGCCTGAGAGCGTCAGCGTCTTCCTGCCGCTTGACTTCTTAATGTCCTCGATCTCGTCGGCCAAGTCCTCGTTACTCTCTGCGATGTCGACAACTCCGTCCCAGACTTCCTCTGCGGCGTCCAGGTTCGTCGATGTGCCGATGATCAGATTTACTCCAAGCGCATACAGGAAGAACAGCGAGAGCACTTCGCTCATCATAGTCTTGCCGTTCTGACGCGCGATCAGCACTACGATCGTCCTGAACCGGAAATACCATTCGCCGTCGAGGCTGCCTACGATCTCGAGCGCATGGATGAACAGCCACATCTCCCATGGGAGCAGTTCCACCTCCATCACATCGTGTGCGAAGTCAATGACAGCGAATCCGAGTGTCGTTTCCGGAGTCAGCTCGCGGAGCGGCGGAGTGAATACCCGCGGCTCAGTGTATCCTTTACGCATCCTTCACTACCTTGAGACTCCCGTACTTGTTGCGGTAATTTGTGAGAGGCGAGCCGATGCCGGTCGTCTTCTCCTTTGCCTTGCCTCCGCCCTGCTGGGCCGCGATCGCGCGGAGCGTGGCCTGGTACGTCTTCATCAGCTTTTCGTATGCCGTCCATTCCGGGTTCTCTTTCGTTCCGATCTGCCCACCGCCGTTGTCATACTCCACGACAAAGGGCTGGTCTCTGAGCGCTTTCTTCTGTTTTCTCAGTGTCGACCGCATAAAAGCAGCCTGTGCTTCCAATGCGGACATATTTACATCCTTTGTCATTAGGTACACCCACCTTAAATTTAGTTACGCGCGAAAAGAT